AAAATAATCTATTTTAAGTTTTTGTGGATCTTCGACTTTGTAGTTTCGTCTAACTGATAAAATTTGTCTGTTATTCATTTCAATGGTAACAATGTATGGAAGTTTAATTCCAGTTGCTTCACCAGTTGAATCTTTGTCTTCAAAACCTTCTAAATCTAAGTCGGTATGAATTTCTAAAACTGTAAAGATGTCTTCATCTCTAGTTTTTTTAACTCCTTCTAATTCTCTTTCTTTTTTCTCTACTTCTGTTTCTTGATTATATCCAGGTGTTAAATCTACATCCATGTAGAAACCTGAAACTTGTTTTTTTCTTAAATCGTTCTCAGACATTTTAATTACATGCACAACTGCTTCTGCATCTTCTAAAGATGTAGCAGTGTATGGCACAACTAAATCATCTGCTGGAACAAATTTTGAAACAGCTCTGCCTAAAAGCTCGTCATAGTAGACTTTCTTAAAAGCAGAGCCACTAAGAGGGAGATAAAAAAGCATTGTGTCGAACTCGGGTTCGTACTCTTTCATCACATCCATGAGCTGATAGTTCATGAATTCTTTGACTCTTTGCGACTGGTCTTCTTTTGCTCTATCTGCAAGTCCAATTATTTGTGTATGTACTGGACCAGTTGCTGGAAGTAATTCTTTGTAAGCTTGCGCTTGAAACTGTGTAACTGATTCTGCTAACACTGGGTGCGTTGCACCTGAAGCTCCTTGAAATGGTTGAGTTGGATTTTCATATTTAAATCCTAAAAGATCTAAACCTTTTGTGTAAGTATCTTCCCACGCTTTTCTAGAAGATTTGTATTGATTATAATTTTCTACTAATTCAGAACCTAATTTTCCTAAAACTTGTTCTGGTAATAATTCTGCTAAATTATCAAAATGGCTTTCTCCTCCAGGTTGGTTAACCGCTTCTGGATCAAAATTAATTGTTGCACCACCGTCTTCTTCGGTTGTAACTTGAACATCATCAGGACCGACTTGTTCGTTAATAGTTTCTTCTTGAGCAACTGCTACTTCTTCTTCGCCAGGTACTTTAATTTCAGTCTCTACGTTTGGTAGGGCTTTGTCTATTTTTGCCATTTATATTCTCCGAGTTCTCTATTGTTTTAACTTGTTTTGTGGGAACATTCAACCCTTGTGAGTCAGGGCCTTTCAAAGGTGGAATTTCTTTCCACTTAACGTGTTGCATATTTGCAACAAGAGTTTTATTCTTCACTAAACATACCTCTTTTCTTTTTATAATCATCATACATTTCATATCCACTAATACCTAAAGATAATGCTAATCCAGGTAAACCAAAAGCTCTACTAGCAATTCTTAATGCACCGGGACTGATTCCAAGTCTCATAATTTTAGATGCTGTTGGTCCTAAGCCTTTTGTAGCAAATCTAGTGGCAGGATCAGCAAATGCAGCACCTAAATAATTTATTGGATCTGTTGCAATTTCCCCTAATGAATCTCCTTGTGCAATTTGACCACCAATAAATAATGGTTCTGTTGCTAATAAAGCTGCAGGAGTTCCTAATGCAGTTAGGCCTCTTCCTAAAGTTTTTAAACCTGTTTTAGTGTAACCGGATGGTGTTTTTCCAAATCTTCTAGATCTAGCCGCTTTAATTGTTGAAGGTGCAGTTGCGGCTGTTCCTGCTACAGCCCCAGCTCCTATTGCTGGTAATTGATAATCTAATATTGCTGCATCTGATTTTGGTTCATCTACAACTGGATCTGTAACCATGGAGATTAACATATTTTTTTGTTGATCTTCGTTTGATAAATAAGTTGTTGGATCATCATTCATAAATGGTTTTACAATTGCAGCTGCACCAGCACCTGCCGCTGCTAATGCACCAAACTTGCCGCCCTTTTTTAAAAGACCTAAAAATCCTGTTGCTGCGTTTTTAAATTTATCTAACCTACTTGCTTTTTGTACTAATTTTTCTGGTTCCTTTTGTATTGCTTCTTCAACAGCATCAACACAAGTTATTGGTCCACCATTTGCTCTTTTAGCTGGAACTAGACTACAAATAGGACCACCTGCTGTTGCATCAGCCCTAATATCTTTAATTAATTTTTTGAATAAGCCATATTCTTCTCCACCTACAATAAAATCAGAAGCAATAGATTTTTTAGGCATTCCTTTTAATCTTTCATCGCCAAAACTTCTAAAATATTTATTGCTCTGCTGTAAAGATCTATCTATATCCAACAAAACATCTGCTTCCGTTAATTTACTAACTAATGGACTTTTGTCTGTTATTTTAACCTTATCTTTAAAATCAAAACCCACATTTTTTAAAAATCCGTCAGATCTTTTATTAAAATTTTCTGTAAGTTTTTCAATTTTTAATCTTACGTCAGGTTTTTCGGATTTTGTTGCAAGATTGTATTCAGACACTAACTTCATTAGTGGTTCATCATAAGCATAATATTTAGCCTGATTAAATCTTCCAGGAACATAACTTCCTCTTGCAATATAATCTTTTGGTAACTTAACGTCACCTATCTCTCCTAATGACCTTGCAACCCTATGTTCAAATTGTAAATTACCTGTGGGAGAAGTTCTGTACCCAAATAAATTTGGATATTTTTCTGCCAAAGGTTTTAATATTCTCCCTCTATTGCTTAAAAAAGAATTTAATTCTTTTCTATAAAAACTTTTATCTGCAAATGATATTCTAGGATTTTTTATTTGCTCGTTTAAATATTCAGTAACATTAAAAATTTTACCAAAGTCTTTTAACTTTCTACCAAAATCAAAATTTAATTCTTTAAAGAATCTGGCAGGTATAGTATCTCCTTTTACAGAACGTGTTATAGAAAAATCTTTTACAAACTTTCTCATTGTATCATTTTCTTTCTTTGTAAATTTGGAGTCAGGGTTAGTATAAAAAGCTGTTAATAACCCGGCTGTTTTTGCATAGTTAGGATTGTTTGCAAAAAACTTAGTTCCGATAAGCTGTCTTAATGCGGTCTTGTTTTCAGAGGCTTTCTTTTTTCCATAAGCACCGCCATAAATTTTGTATTCTCTTGGTATGGTAAAATTTTTAGTTTTATTATCAAAAAACACATTTTTAGGGTCGGCGCCTTTTTCAGGCACAGTATATTTAGGGTTGTTAAATTTTTTAAATAATTGATTTTCTACTTGTTTAATTGTTTTGTATTTCGGGTTTTTTGTTAAAGTATCTATTTCTTCTACTAATTCGTCAGCAAAACCCATCTTAGAATCAGTATAAGCTGCTCGAGCTTGTGCCATGTAAAAACCTTTTGAAGCGGGGTACTTAGCTATTTCTGCTTTATATTTATTTTTTAATTTATTATAATATTTAATTGCTTCAGATCTTCCTTCAGTAGTGTTGGAAAAAGATTTACTATCTAAAATTGGACTTCTTCCTCCCATTCCTCCTGTTGAGGGCCTAAATCCAATTCTAATAGAGTTTTCTTGGTCTAAAAGATAAAGTCCAGGTGTGCTACCTTTTAATTTTAATAATTCGCTTAAAGTAGCCATTAGACCTCCAGGATCTTAGCTAATCCGCCTTTGGCAAAATCTTGTACTTCATCGACAAATTGTGCAGTGAATCTATCGAATCTTGGATTGTCAGGTTTTAATCCTGCAGCGTCTTCTACATTGTTCATAACTCTTCTTGTAAAAAGAATAATCTCTTCGTTAGATGCTCCTGGTGGAATCATTTCTAAAATTCTTGGTCCAAAATATTTTTCAACTAAAACTAATGGATCACCCATAATACCGCCGCCACCTTCAGTAATGTATTTTACATCTTCTGCATCTACTACACTTGAAAGCTTAGTTGCAAAGGTGTCGTCTTCTTTTAATGCTTCTACTAAAAATTCTCTAGCTGTTGCACGTTTAGCTGGAGTTCCGGGTGCTTTCGCATTGGCAATTGCAACTGCTTTATTAAGTTCTGCCATTGTGTCTTCTGCTGATGCAAATGGCGCTGCAATATCGTCTGGGCCGCCACGTGAACCTGGAGGTGGTAAATCATCCGTTTCTTTTATCGTACGAGAAGCCAACCTTTGTCTAAGAGAAGCTAAACCACCAGGTGTAAGATTCCCGGTCCCTGTGTCCATGTCAATGATGTTTGCGACTTGTTTAGGGTTAAATACTTCATCAATCTTTTGCATGTTAGTGAGTAATTTATTTGCTTGAACATCGTTAAGTTTACCAGCCGTTAAATAACCAATAGAACCTTCTAATTCTTCTAAAATTTTGTTTTTACCTAGAACACCGATTGCTTCCATATTGATGTCTGAGTCTAGGAATGCTTCTGTATTTTTACCTTTACCTAAAAATGTAATATTGGATCTGGAACCAAGGACATTGTTCATATTGCCACCTAGCTTACTAAATAACGCTAAGATTGCTTCTCCTGCTTTTGGCATAATTGATCTAACCATAATACTTTACCTGTCCTCTGACAATTGGCTCATCTTTGTAATCTTCAGGATGTCGAACCAAACCACCCTGTCTAATTCGCATGATTGCCTGTGTCGTACTATCGACGTAGTCATCATGATCTCCGAATGGAAACGATGCACATTCTTCCACTACTTCTTGTGCAAAATGTTCATGCATCGGGGCCCATACTTTGCCACTCTCAAAGAGCGGAGCTACGGAGTTTACTCTTGTGTGTTTATCATTTCCTTTTGACGGTGTAAAGTTAATAACTGGGATATCCATTTGTCTTAGCTCATGAGTCAGAGGTAGCCCTGATGCTTTGGCCTCGATTATAACCATG